ATATATTAACAAGGTTATTGCTGTTATCGTGCATCATTTTAACTGCATCAGAATAGTTTTCAAATTCGAATGTGGAACCAAGAGTTGGCATGACAACCCACATCGTGACACGTCGAATGAATGATTGAAAGTACACGTTTTTATACCACCGATCGGGAATTGCGTTAGTTGTTATGATAATTTTGGATGCGTTGAAGTTTACTTGTCCCCCTTTGGTTTCAACCATAAGGGGGTACCTATCGCATATCCTTAACAACAAGTCGAATGGTAACCAACCGTAGAACTCATCTATAACAACTATATCATGGTTGTTATAGTTGTCCCACCAATTGGAACGTTGTTTCCAATATGCATTTGGATAATTTTCCAAAGTATGTTTGGATTTACCTGTTCCAGTTGGTCCTTGTATAACGTAGACTTCGGTGTGATGATTTCTAGGTTTAGAAATCAGCAATCTATACTTTTCTAATCCTCTGAAGGATGAAGTATAAGTAGCGAAGTCGAAGTTTGCGAGTTCTACATCGGTTGCTCCAGCATCAATCATTGTTTTCATTGCTTGCAATATCTCGGAGCGCGAGTTCCGTTTTTTTGATTGATTGCTGGATAGTATTATAGATGCCGTTCGCTTGTCTGTACTGATCATAATGGTATCCGCGCAATTCGTCGTATCGTTGGGATTGCTCACGTAAAGTCTTGAGGTCGTGTCTAAGATCTCGCTCAACACTGTAGGAGACGTGTCTTTTACGCAATATTGTAGAGCTTTTTGTGCTGTTGACCTCTTGGCTCTTGGTTCCAGATGTGCTCTGTGAAGTATTTTCTTGATGAACGTTAGTCGACGATGACGATCTAGTTCTAAATAACCTTGATAATGGGGAGTTCCGCATTTTCCAATTTCAAGCTGAGCAAAAGCGAAGATTATTGAATTGTTTTCTGCCAGTCCGAGGAGTTGCAATTCGTCAAATGCTGTTGGATTATTTATTGTGAAGCACCAATATTGGCTTGACATTGACAATTTGGAAATGAAGCAGCAGGGGAAAGCGTGCGGAGCTCGCTTAGTATTACCCCCTGCTGCCCGCACGCACGGTATTTAATATTGAAAAATGTATACCTGTGCGGTTGTGCGGAAAGAAAATTCGAAAATTATGAAGGGTCGGTACGATCTTGAATTGCAATCATTTTCGAATTTGCGTGATGTCGAATAGACCCCGTCAATATTATAAATATAACCTACGAGGATTAGCAAGTGCGGATAGGCGCGGAGCCCTATCCGCTGTTGGTAAGCTCAAACATCATTGGCGTCAAAATTTGCCTAAATTTGCCCTTGGGCAAATTAATCCGTTTGACCCAAATGTTAAGGGTGCGCGTGTGCCTGATCAAAATACGGCACCTAGCGACACATTTTACGCTCAGGATGAAACATTTGTTTCGGTAGGAGCGTCGAATTTTGCAGAATGCAAAGCATTTAATCCAAGCATTCGCAACTTGTTGACTGTTGCTCCACGGTCTGCATTAGACGAATGGGCTTGGCCAGCTGCGTATGGTGGAAGGTTTCCAACTACAAACAGTACTGCCATTGAAGCGCAATTTCAATTGTATAGACCTGTGGCGCATGGTATTAAGATTCAATGTTCCAGTAGCAATTTGAATGCGGATGGTTTTGTACATGTTGCATTGTATAGTCAAAGTCTTCGTGGAGCGTCGTGGCAATTGCCAACGACCGTAGCGCAAATGTCGGAATGTCCATATTATAAACGAGTTCCTTTGAGCGCATTGAGTAGTAACGGTCCGTTATATGTGGTAAACAAGTATATGGATCCAAGTGCCCACATATATCGTGATGTTACTTATACTGCCGCTCAAAGTGGAGAGAACGAGTTTGCAACGACATTTGGATGGATGACCATAATTGTAGCAGTTACTGGTACAGTTAACAATGCAGCTGTGATTGTTGAATCCATGGTACATTTTGAGGGTACCTTGCGACAAACAGGATTTGGTCAAGCGCGAAATGCTGAGCCTTCTGATACTGTTTTGTATGATAGTGTAACGCAAGCTGTTTCAACTTCTAATCCAATAGTGCAGACTATGGATGATTTAAGCCGAGCTCCATTGCATGTTGCAGAGTTCGTGGATGATATGGCGAATGCTATTGGAAATAGTGCATTGGGGCAAGCAATGGCTGCCATTGTACCGCCTGCTATTGCGGCACCTGTGGGTGTCGCTAGAAGTGCTATCAAAGCTACGGCAAACTTTAGTCGTGCACGACGTGCGCGACGTAGCGCAGCGCAGACTCGTAACGCTAATGCTAGAGCACGAGCTATTCGTGCTAATAGAATGGGTCGAACTTATGATGCAAATTTAGATGCTATGTAATCTAAAAGAAATGATTTTGGAAATAAAGAAAATATATTATTCTTTAATTGTAGTTTGTGCTTACTTTGTTAGATCGATAACCTCGTGTTTTGGTTCGGGGTCTGATTCTGATTCGGGCTCAGTGTCTGAGTCTTCTTGTAGGTGTATTTGTTGAACCCTCTGCTGAGATTCCAAATTGATAATTCGTACATGTAATTTGTGTATTTCATCTTGAGCTTTAGCCAGCAAGTCAACATATCGGTGACGATATTTTTCGAGTAAGTTTTCGTATTGATGGCAAGCGTCTTGATAGGCAAGGCAATACTTGGTGCGTTCCAACGGAGACATTTTAGAAACTGGTTTGAAGGATTTATTTGGCATTTGGCAAATTGAGAAATGAGGAGGATTGAGCACGAAAACATTGTTGCAAAGAAACGTGAAGTCGCCGTCGGATAAACCCATCCCGTGAATCAGATGCCCATCCTCCCCTAACTCATCCCACGTGGGATACACGATGGAGATGTGTTGGGGGATGGGGGGGAGATGGGCATCTGGTTAGGGATAGGGTTTACCGAAGAGGCGCGTCCCCGCAGCGTGACATTTCCGGGAGGGGAGGGTACCCCCCGGAAATGAAAGCGTGAGGGGCATAACTAGAACTCGAATGCGACAATATTTTTTGGCGGAGCGCAGCGGAGCGGCGTAGCGTAGCGGAGCCTGCCGACACTGCATCAACATATATTAACAAGGTTATTGCTGTTATCGTGCATCATTTTAACTGCATCAGAATAGTTTTCAAATTCGAATGTGGAACCAAGAGTTGGCATGACAACCCACATCGTGACACGTCGAATGAA